TTTAAATTTTAATTAATCTATTTCACCGAATACTCTAATCCATTCCTCATTGGTAATTCCTGTCATAAGAAACTCCCTTTCGTCCATTGTTAAGTTTGGAACGATGTTTTGTATCAATTCTTTTGAATTGTAACGATTCTCTACTCTTAATAACTCATCTTGAGTAACATTGATATTCAATGTGTGTTCAATACCGGTTAAACTGCTAATTTTTGTAATATTCATATTTTATATTTTAAGGGTTACCAACACAACATATCTCCTGCCTTATCCCAACTTCTAGCACCACTTTCGGTTGCTTTGTGAAGTGTATTGTAATCCACATCTAAGTTGGAATTACCGAACTGGCGTTTAAGTTCTGATTTAAACTCTTTAAGGTTTCTAGCCCAAACATCGTTGAACCCACCACTTACCCAATTGAATTGGTATCGGTACTCACCTTTTGAATTCTTTAACAATCTTTCATACTTTGCTCTGTGTTTCATAATTTTATATTTTATATTTTATATTTTATAGTTTATTATCTCTCAATCTTATAAAGCTAATCTACAACTTTTTTTTCACATTTCCTAATATTTTAGGACTTATTTTTATAAATAAGTTGGGCCATAATGAGACCATTTAGCTGTTCCATCAAATATGTTTCCTCTACTATGTTTAGCCGGGGCTCTCCAACTGGCAGGTTTCATTAAATCACCTTTTTTAACCGGAACTCCCATATGGTAACCATCAATCATTGAAACGAACGCCCATACGTGGTTACTATCCATAATTTTCATAAACTTAGAACCCTTTTTAACCTTTAACGGGGTATAATCACTATAATACTCACCTGATTCGTGTCTTTTTTTACGTTCTGCATCAACCTTTCCTAACCAAATTTCAAATTGCGTTTTCATATATCTTATATTTTATTTTAACCATAAATTGTAAACATAATCATACTTTACGTTCAAAGTATCTGCAAGTTTCTCAAACAATCTCTCTCTGATTACACTATCGGTAACACCTATGTATCGGTAAACATCCTCACCAACAATCAGTTTATTTAATAGACCGGGAAACGTTGGGGTTTCATTCAATTCTAATCCCAAATCATCGGTTGGGAAGTTCTCTACATAATACTCTTTAATTGTGCTCATATCTTTTATATTTTATTTGTTTATCTCCTAATCTTATAAAGCTAAACTACACATTATTTATCACATTTCCAAATTATTTCCCATTTATTTTCACTTTTTTTGTAAAATTTTTCATTGATTATCAACGAGTTATAAGGGGTTGAATATCAATGAGTTATGGGCATAAAAAAAGGGAGAATATTTCTATTCCCCCTTCTTTATTATCGAATCGTTAGTTTGATTCAGTTAAGACTAGATTGAAGCCAAATCTTTAACATAAATCTTACCATAGAATTCTGGACGGACCATCTTCTTAGCGTAACGAGTCATAACACCACGACGAGGCGTGAAGTTAGATGGGTCGTACACTAATGGAGTCATAATCAATGGTACATATGGAGCATAAACCGCACCAGTCTCAAGGAAGTTACTTCCTTTGAATCCTAATAAGATTTCGTTAGAAGTCATATAAGGGTTCTTGTAAACTGTATAACGAGATGCCAAAGAACCTACTTGAGATACACCAGCTGCGAAAGATGTAGCATCTTTATCCGCGTTAACTGAGAAACCAGGAATTGATTCTAAGATAGTACAAACATCTGGAGATGCAACGATGAAGTTAGCACCACCACGAAGAGTTAATTGATGAATCTTGTTAGAAACTTTGTTCAATTTAACACCTAATGTTTGGAACCATGTATTTTTTTGGTATGCCAATGCATTAGTACCAGCAGTCCAACTACCATCTTGAGAGTTAAACTCTTCACCGATTGTTGCTGACCAATATTCAGTTGTCAACGCGTTAGACTTTAACATATCTAAGATTTCTAAGTCAATCTCTAAAGAGATATATTCAGATAACATAGAAGTTAATTCAGCTTCAGCATCGATTGAATGGTATGCATTCAAATCTTGTGCCAATTCTGGTGTCCACACTGCTTTCAACTTACGAGTCTTAGCAACGATTGCCTCAGAACGTAATTCTAAGTCAACTTCAGGAATACCTAAATCAGTTGCTGGTTCAGTTGGGTTACCATCTTCGAAATCACCACGTGTGTTTGAAGTTGGAGCCAATGAATACTGAACTTCTAAAGATTTTGCAGCACCTGGTGCTGTTACTTTACCATAGAATACGATATTTGAACCTGAAATTCTTGTTTGTCCAGGATAATATAAATCAGCTGCTGCAAAAGCAGGTGATTGAACTGCAAATGAACGTACTGCTTCTGCATCTAAACTTGGTAATTCTGATGTTGCAACAGAGAATCTTTTAAGTGTACCTGCGTCTACTGAAGCAGATAAAGCTGCATCGTATCCAACTTCTTGCCAGTTTGCAGAACCAGTTGTTACAGCAGATGCTGCAATTGATTCACTAACATTGTTAACTGTGTATCCGTAACGTCCTTCACCATAAAGACCGTTTACAGCTGATTTAGTTCTACCATAATCAGAACTAAAGTTTGAAGTACCATTACCACCGAAAAGTGATTTACCAGCACCACCAGCACTGAATGCAGGGTTACCATTTACACTTGTTCCGTATTTGAAATCTAGATAGAATATAAGACCTGAAGGTAAGTTCATTGGTTGAACTGAAACGAATTCTTTCGCTGCAATTTCACCAAAGATTCTTCTTACTAATGGTAAAGCTACACCAGACCATTCTTCAGAACCTGCTGAAGTACCAGTTGCGGTAGCTTCATCCAATAATTGTTTCGCTTGGTTCTCTAATAGAACTGCGATTTGAGATTGCTCTCTTTCTTTTAAACCTTCTAAAAGACCAGTTGCTTCCCATTTGCTTTTCAATTGACGTGTTTCAGCCAACATTACCGCTTGTGGGTTCTTGCCTTCCATAAGTTTAGATAAATTAAAATTTGCCATTTTATTTTTTCTCCTTTGGGGTTGTTTTTTTTGTTTATTTAATATTTGCTAATTTCTTGAAACGTTCTGCCATAGAATTGCTTTCTGCTATAATTGTTTTTGGAGCAGTTGAAGCAACTTTTTTCGATGCGAATGATTCATTCATTTTAGTTTGTTGTTTTACCTTCTTAGCAGTTCCACCAATTTTCATTGATTCAGCTAATGTAGAGAAAACTAATTTTACTTCTCTAACGTTTTGAGTTCTATCCAAAGTTTCAACAACTTTGTGTTTTTGCTCATTAGTTAAATCGTAAGAACGGAATAATTTGTTAGTATACAATAATTTTGCATTTAACAAGTTTACTTCGTTGATTGTAGATTTCAAAGATTTGATAACTTTGTATGCTTCTTCTAAATCAGCTTGTAATTCAGCTTTTTCTTCATCAGCACCTTCTTTCATTTCCTCTTCTTCACCTTCCATTTTTTCGTCATCACCATAACCCATTTCACGTAAGATTTCGTCTAAGTCGATTTCTTCGTCTTCTTCGGATACTGGTTCTGCTTTTTCGTCACCTTCTGCAACAGCTTCTGGTTTTTCTTCCTCTTCAACATACTCAGGTTTTTCAGATTCGAATTTTGCTTCGCCTTTTTCTTCACCTTCTTCTGTCATTGGGTCGTTTTTACCATCTAACTCTTGTTCTAGTTCTCTGATAATTTCTTCTAAATCGAAATCATCTTCATCCATAGGTTCTGCTTTTTCTTCTTCAGAAATTGCTCCAGTTGGGTCGTCGTTAACACCATCTTCATTAGCATCGTCATCGCCTTCTGCTAATGGCATGTTTTCGTCTTCTTTACCTGGTTCTGCTGTTTCTTTGTCAGTATCACCTAATTCTGTGTGTGCGTCAGTTGAGATACCCTGTGGGTCTTTGTTCTCAACATCGTCAAATTTTGTGCTGTCTGCATCCGATGTGTCATCTGCACCATACTCTTCAGTTACATCTGCTGTCTCTTCTTCTTCACCTTCCATTTCGGCTGTGATTTTCTTAGATAAGATAGATTGTAATCTTGGAGTAAAAGCTTCCTCTAATGCGATTTTAGCATTAGCGATTGCAGTTTCACGTACGGCTTTAGCATCAGCAATTGCATCTTTCAACAATTTTGAATTTGCCATTTGTTTTCTTCCTTTACTTTTTTTTCTGAAAATATTGAGTGATTTTCAATCGAATTGATTAAGTTAGTTGTTCGGTGACCTCACATAAGGGTGGGTATTCATTAACCAACGGGATAAAATTAAACCTACATTAAGTAGGTTATTATAGAAATAAATATATAAATGTTTACGAAACCGCAAAATTTATGTAAAATATTTTTAATCTCTTGAGGTGTCTTTATCTGATTGAGGTGTTTTTTTACTAACTTTCTTTTTCTTTTTAGTAAAAAACCTAATCGTTCTATCACCATCTGCAATCTTACCGAGAGCAACTCTTTTTTGCTCTTCTCTGATTGCCTTTTGTTTTTGTAATCGTCTTTTTGTAGTAGGTTTAACGTATTCCTTTCTTTCTCTTAGTTCTAAGAGGTGTCCAGATTCCATAACCTTTTTTTTGAATTTCTTTAAAGCCTTTGCAATGTCTCCATTACGAACTTCGACTGTAACTCTTGATAATCCGCTCATTAATTGTATTTAAATTGTGTTTGTAACTTATTTGGTAATAAATATGTCTTTTATAGATTATTTGCTTAAAAGGAACAATGCTTCTTCAGCTTCTTGTTGATTTTTAATCTTTGGGTCTTTATACATATCTACTTTATATCCCCTTAACGCATTTGATAAGAATATCATATACTTAGGATGTCCTAATTTTTCTTCTAATGCAGATAATGAATCATAAAACGATTGCTCATTTCCTTTATTCATTTTTTCTGCCATTTTGAATTCATCTTTATGTTTATCAATGTACGATGAAGTTGAATCTTTATATCCATATGCAGCTTCTTTATTTATTTTCTTACCTGCTTCAACTGCATCTTTATATGCTTGAGAATTTTTAGGTGATGATTTCTCACCTCTAGCTTTTTTTGCGTTAATATTAGCCCATAGACCGGGATTTTTTTCGTTTATAGCTTCTTCTAATGGCCATTGTTTTAACCACTTTAACCAATCTTTAGTATGCCAATCGTTTCTTTCCCTTGCACCTACTTTGTAGTATTTTGTAAATACATCTCTTAATTCCTCTTTGTTATTAGCAAAACCAGGTATTTTACCTGCAACGTTTACAAATTCATTTGCACTAGCATAATGTTCCATTGAGTTAGATAACATATCTACTAATGCTAACATTGCTTTATCATTACCTATTGCTTCTCTCAATCCCAAACGTTCTTTCATTTGCTCTTCAGTAATTTCACCAATTTTATAGTAACGAGATAGGATATGACCCATATCTTCGTATAATCCATGTAATCTTTGGTCTAAGTTCTTTGCTTCTATTGCAACTTGGTCAAATGATTTACCTAATTTGGTTAATTCATTCATATTACGTTTAACAGTATGTGCATCAAACCAATCATCTGCTTCGTTTACCGCCAATTCTCTAGCTGCATCGGTAATACCACCCAAAGTTTCTGCAACTTCAGTAATATCTGATTTTCTATCCATCATTTCTTGATACTTGTTGTATGTAGAAACGATTTCTAAGAAATGTTTTTTTACTTCGTTAGAAAATCTTTTTGGTTCTTCACCTTCTTTAACTATCTTTGATAAACGTATCATTTAATATCTCCTATTTTACTAATTTTGCTAATTTTATTGATTCTGATTTAAATGGATTAAATAATCCTCTATTATTTACTTCCTTTTCAGTAGATGGTGCAACTTTTGCATTTTGTTGGTGTTTGTTTTTTATTGGATTATATTTTTCCAATTCATCAACATTAACATTACCATCTGCATCGGTCTTAACCTCACCCGATTTATCATCACCCATTCTTACAATACCAACTGTCTTAGTTCTTTTGTTATAAACTAAATCATCTTTTTTGAATTTACCTTCTTTAACCATTTTAGTTAACGAAATTGTACCTTCATTCTTTTTAACTGGCTCGTATCCCCTGTCAACTTTATCTTTTTTCTTAGCATCAGAGTCTTGTACACCTGGTTCATTTGGTTCATTATCATCAAAATCTATTGTATCCTTTTCAGCAGGAGTTCCCATATGTTTACCATACATAGATGTAGCATGATGTTGATTAAAATCTTGTTCTGCTTCACTATCTTCAGTATTAGAAAGACCTGTATTAAAATGTTTAGGTTCGCCCTCATTAACCATTTTAGTTAACGAAATTCTACCTTCATTCTTCATATATGGTTTATTATCAAATACTGATTGAATTAAATCCGCTTCTTTATGAAATCCATTCATCCTTAATGTAAATGCTATACCATCTGCTGCATCAACTCCATCCCATCCTGATGCTTGTGATACATCCGTACCATAATCATCAATCTCACCAGTTCCGTTCATATAAACCGAACCATCTGCCGAATTCTTACGAATATCAGCCATTTTTTCTTTATACTTAGGGTCTTTGATTGATGGATATTCAGGTCTTTTTGCAAATTCAGGTTTTCCTTCAATTGCTGCAACCAATTCTCTTGCCTCACTATGGAAGTTTGAATCAGTTAGTGCAGAAACTGCTGCTTGTAACATTGCTTCTTTATACTTTTCATTACCCAACTTTTGTGGAGTAATACCATATTGTTCTGCTTTTTTCTTAGCTTCTTTATTTACTTGAGGATTACCTGGTCTTTTCTTTTTAGGTTCTGACGTTGGTTCATCCTTCTTAGGTTCTGCTGCAGGAGTATTAAATATATTTGTGGTTGGAGTAGATGCTTTTTTAGAAGTATCACCTCCTTTATCAGCTACTTTAGAATGAGTTCCTGCTTTAACTGCAGAATCTCTACTATCCTTTGATTTGAACACCGATGTTTTACCGGTCTTCTTATTAGTAGCGGTAAATGTTTCTTCGTTAAGTAAATTATTTAATTTAATCATTAGTTGATGTTCCTATATTTTAAAATCCTATTGAGACCGTTTTATTATCAAATTCTATCCAACGTATTTTTAATGAAATTAATAATTTCAAATCACTAACATCCATTCTCCAATTTTTTTCTGCCATTTCAATATCAGCGATATTACCATGAATACCATCCCAAATTGTAATAACTTTACCATTAAAGAATTTTAGGAATTGTTGTACTTGTTTTTGTTTGTTAGAATCTAATTCTTTTAATTCAATTTCTGATGCTTCTTTAATTACCCTTTTACTTTCAGTTAATACAGTTTTATGTGTATAAAGGTCTAATTTACCATCCTCTTTAATCTTAACCTCATAGTTAGTCTTACGAATATCGTTATGACCACCCTTAAAAGGTGTATCACCAACTTCTTTCTTAATACTACCCATTTCTATTTTGTTATCTCTTAGATAATCTTGTATTGAAAATGCCATATTGTATCCTTTACGCTAATTCAGTAATGATTTCTCTCATAAGGTCTTGTGCCTTACAATACTCACCACAAACTATAGCTTGTTCTTTTAATTGTCTATTTACTGATTCGTTCATCGTAACCGGTGTCATAAATGCACCATGTGTAGACGGGTTAGAAACAAAATCCCAACCAATCAGTTCAAAATCATCAGCCACTTTAACTTTACCTTCGCCAATGTTAACTACCGAACCCATACCACGAGAAGAAATACCCAAAAGGATACCTGCTCTTAATAATTCTTTTAAGATGTTACCTGATGGAGTTGGTAGAATTTCTACTGTCCCACAAAGGTCATCACCTTCCCAATGAATTTCTTTGACGTTATGAGAAACGTTCTTTAAATTGATAATACCAGAATCTGGATGGTCTAACTCCCCTAATGCACGTCTTTCTTTAATAAGAACTTCGTATTTCTTTGCTTCACGCATTAAGATATCTTTAGGGTATATACGACCATTTTGGTTTTCTGCAACCGCTCTTTGAAGAATACCTTTAACTAAAGTTTTACCACTTGAATCTTCATTTAATTTTCCTTCAAATAATGTTGTTTCTATTAATAAATTTTTCATTATGCTCCCCACGTTTTTCTCTTTTTAAAGAGGTCAAAAAATATTGCAGATACTTCTTTACGAATGATATCACGAATAAGTTTTTCATCTTCAGTCGTGATTTCTTCTTTGACGATACCCCATTTTACTTTGGTTATCTCTTCGTTAATAATATCTAACAATCTTTTTCGTGTCATTGTTATTTTTTCTTTACTGATTCATTTGCTTTTTTACCAGCTCTTAAATCTGCTAAATCATCACTACCGATATCACCATCTTTATCAACATCTAATTTCTTTTGACCGCCCACTAATTCTTCATTCTTCTCGCCCTTACCATTCCATGCTGCATCAATTTTATCAAAGAATGCTTTCTTTTCTTCATCTGACATAGATGGAATTGATTTTCCAGCTTTATCTAATGCTTTTTGAAAGAATGCCTGATATTCATTTTCTTCAATCATTACTCCTTTGATGATTTCTTTTAATCGTGTACGTGATATTTTCATTATTTTTCTATCTCCTGTATTGTTTTTGCTATGTTGATTAATCGTTCCTTTATCTTATAAATATGTCCGTGCGTTCTTTTCCAAAATGTATCGGAACTTAATTCATTCATAGTCTTAATTTGATTATACCAACGAAAAAAAGTTTCAACCTCTTTTAATTGATATTTTAATTCTCTCAAACCAGTAGCTAACTTCTTATTAGCATGCATTGATTCATCATTTTTTAATTCTAACCAACGATTTACTGGTCTTTGAATTTTCTTTCCCTCTGATAAACTCTCATCCATATGTTCTAAACCATATTTCATAATAGTTTTATCATCCAACATCTTACCATTAAGAGTAAACATACGTTTACCTTTGTAATAAACTGACCAATTACCTTGTGGGGTTGCATCGACAGTAATATTTTTTAAATCCTTTATACTTCTATCATTAACTTGAATAGCATCTAAGAATTTTTCTGCTTTAGGGTCTAATGCTTCGTTTACTGATTCGTTTGTTGATACAAATAATCTTACTGAAAGAATTACATCGTTACCTATTTTTAAATTACTTACTTTATGTTTTTCTAAATCATAAGCCGGATTGATTGTAGTTGCTTTAGCAATTACACCATCTTTAATAAAGTGTGGTTGTAATCCAGAGTAGTTATCATCTCTAAACATAAAAACATCTTTAGGGGATTCCTTAGATATTTTAATTATTTTCATTAAACCTTGCTTACCGATAAAACACCCACCTTCACACTTACTTCCACCATAAGTTTTACCTTTTTGTAATGATATTTCATTTACTGATTCATCAATATTGTTAATATCATTATTTACTAATGTATAACCGAATTGTGTTGCAGTTTTTTTTCTTTTTTTATCAGAATTTTTACCAGAAAAGGCATGAGGAGTATCGTAGCCATCAACATTACCTGTCACATTGGCTTCATCTAATTCATCTTCGACTTCCTTAATAAGTTCGTCTATAAAAGATTTAATATTTTTTTCTGACATTGGTTATTTCCTTTATTAATTCATATGATATCATCAACGCTGAAACCTGTTCATCCGTAATTTTCTTTCCTATCTTTTGTGTTTTTAAAACATTGATAGTTTCTTTTAATTTAATTTTTGTGATTTTATCATTAACTTCGGAATGTAATTTGTGAAGTTCAGTTACTACTTTTTTTAATTGTGAATCGTAGTATTCACCGAATTTAGATGTATTATTAACATTATTAATAAATTCTCTTAAAAGACCTTTTTGGTCGTCGTTTAAGTTAGTGTATTTACTATTAAATGTTTCAACTAGTATTTTATATGTCAACAATCTCAAATCCTTTTCTTGATTCTTATATGTTTCCATTAATTTATCTTCAATCTTCTTAATAGATGTTTGGGTTGTAGATACGTGTTCTACTAATGTAATCTTAGCATCAAATACATCCTTAACATTAGTTACATCTTGTATCTTTGCTTCAAAAATCTTATGAACCGATGCCAATACTCTATAATTAGAAACAGGCGAGGTAACAAATTCTTCAATATCAAAATTTTCTTTAATAGCCTTTACTAAGTTATACTTTTCTCTTAATAATTTAGTTTCATCTAATTTAGTACGAGTTTCGATAATAGCATCAATAAATTTTTCTGCTTTACTTTCTGAATTATATTTTTCAGTTGTAAGTAAATTGAATAAACGCAATTCCTTTGCTAATTCGGTTTTACCACCAAAAAATTCCTGTACTATTTTTTTAGCCTTTTCAACTGGAGCATTATTTAAAATCTCCAACGTGATTTGACGAGTTAAGAGTTCGAATAAAAACCCAGTATTTTTAAATTTCGAATGTTTAATTTTTTTCATTGTTTTTAAATCCTTATTTTGATAGACTCAAATTTCTATATATAAATATAAAAAATTAGAAGTTAGATTAATTTTCCGTATCATCGATAATATTAGTTTCATCTAACATATCTTTAGTTTCGTGTAAATATTTCTTTTTTGATGAAATCCCATTGATGTAATTCATTGCTTTTGTTTCAGATGTTCTACTTCTCTTTGAAGTTCTCTCATCATCACCTAATGGGTCTCTTCCATAAGGATGCTTGTCTTTACCATAAGTATTACCTTCGCGAGGTCTACCACCTTTATCCTTCAATTCTGTTTTAAGATTTTCCAAACTTTCTTCAACATCAGTTGGTTTTGGAGGGTTTGCAGGGTCATTACCATCATTTTCTATTGAATTGTAACGGAATACATCCTTTAAATCCTCAACCACTTTACCTCTTTGTTCGGTTTGTTCCGTTTCTGATAATTTAAATATATTTTCATATATCCAATCCTTAGATAACATCTTCAATGCAGCCATATCAGTTGCTAAACGGATTTTTTCACTCCATAGGTTTACTTTCTCTTGTTCGTAGATTGTAGATGGGTTAACTAATCCAATTTCAAAGTTAGTCATTTCAGAATCTTGTATACCATTACCATATAAGTGGATAACTGCTATTTTAGATAATTCTGAGGTAACTGTTCTTTGGATTCTTTCGATTGTTCTTGCAAAACGAACATCTTCTGCTGCTAGGGTTGCTTTACCATTTACATTTTCATCATATCCCAAATATGCTTTAGGGATTTTTAATGCAGCAAATAATTTAGCTTTTAGGTAATCAATATCTTCAATCGAAGCGTATTCTAAACCTGCTAAGTTTTCAATAGCAGTTCCACTATCACCACCTCTTACCGGTAGATAAAAATCTTCCGTAAGGTTTTGCATATTATACTTTAAATTGTAATCACCACTTGTCTTATCTAAGAATGGAACTTTTTTCATCTTATTGATAATCTTTTGCATGTAGTTATCAACTTCGGTTGGTGGAATATTACCAATATCAATTTTAAATACTCTTTTTTCAGGTGCTCTCATAATACGATGGATTAACATCGCATCTTCCATCAAACTCAATTGTTTCCATAACCTTCTACCATTCTCAATCATTGATTTACCATAAGGTAACCAGTTGGTATCAGATAATAAACGGAAATGTGCCATTTCAAAGTTATCATACTCTACTTTACCAATTGGGTCTTCTTGTACTTTGAATTTAACAAGTGATATATTTTCAGGGTCGTGTCCTTCTATTCTTTCAGTATTATATTGTGAGTGTGGAGTAACGTTTACTATACCTTTACCTTCAGCAATTTCAAGTCCTAAAAAGAAATCACCATATTTACACATATTACGAACCCACGGCCATAAAGTAAATTCAATATTAAGAATATCATAAAAAAGGTTTTCTAATAATTCTTGAACACGAGGGTTATCTGAACGTATTGTTATAATATCACCAAATTCGTTTTTAAGGGTAGATTCATCAGCGTAAATATCTAATGCAGATGCTATAATTGGGTCTTGGTCCATTGCATCGAAATCTCTAAATACTTCTCTACGAACTTGAGCGTATGCCATTGATTGTGCACCACCCGCTTGTTCATAAAAAGATTTTTGTATTTTTGTGTATCTATCTTTTAGTGAAGATAGATTTGTTTGTTGTCTTTCCTCCGCATCAAAAACTTTTCTTTTTCCACTAGCATCGACAGTAACAATTGCCTTTGTTGAGAAAAGTTTTTTTAACCGATTGAAAAATGTAGTATCTGCCATATTTTATTTTTTATATTAAAATTATATTATTTAATAGTGCATCTTATTATACACTATAAATATGTTGAATTTATTATTTAATCAACCAAGTCAAATCTTCGTCTTGATTACCCACTTTCATTGACCACGGATTATCATCCATTGAGCTACCACCATAGAAGCCAGATTCTTGTACTTGTTGTTGAATTCCACCCAACGATTTGATAGTTAAATCAATTCCTTCCTGTCTTAATCTCAATGCGGTATCTCTCACCCATAGAGCAATCGATAACGCCATTACTAAGTCATCATTGTATCCCCTCATTGCTTCCGCACGATTATTGTTCCATATAAAGGTAAAAAGCTCTTCTATCAACCTATTAGAACGTATGGTGATAGATTTCTCTCTGAAATAATCATCCAACTTTGAAATAATTAGAGGTCTTGTCTTAGATGTAGTTGAGAATCCTGCAACCATACCCCTTTCTTCCGCCCTAAATTTATTATGCATCTGATGTTCAACATCCACATACTTTAAATCCTTACTCATATAAAATAAGTTTTTATATCCCCTATCAATTACCTGTTGGATAACTGCCCAACCAATATTTGCGTTTTCTATTACTAAAAGTGCTTCGTTATAATCGGTTGCTAAGGAAACTAAGAAATTTCCAAAATCTTTTGTATCTAATTTTCCTTTGTATTCTGCTACTTGTACCGAATTAACAATATCAATTACTTGTGCGGCGGAGTAATCCGTAGAATCTCCACGTGCAACGTCCGCAACAACCATATATGATTTTTGATAATCGGGGTATTCCCATTTCCAAAGATTTCCATCAAAACCAGTTTTTTCTAATGGTTCTTGTACAAAAGTTTCCCTATAAAACATTAGAAGTTGTGGGTCTATGACACTATCACCGGATGATACGAAATCACAATCACATTCCTGTGCTGCACCCTTTGCTCCTAAAAGTATTTGTTGTTCATCTCTCCATTCTTGATTTCTTTCAGGATGAACCGTCCAATGTAAACGGACTGTATTGAATCCATTAGTTCCATCCTCTGCACCAACCCAAGTCCTATGAAAGAAATTACCCACACCATTAGGAGTAGAAAGAATAATTGCATTACCACCCGTTGATAGAGTAGATTGTGCAGATATCCAAATTTCTTCAATATTATCAATGAATGCTGCCTCGTCAAATACTAATAGGGATAGTGCTTCAGAACGACCAGCATCACCTGCTGCAGAAGTTGCTTTTGCCTGTGAACCATTTGAGTATCGTAATGAAAGTTTATTATCTTCAACTGTTGTTTGTTTTAACCAACTAGGTAAATATTGATTCATTACCCTAATTTTAGTAATAAGGTTTTTAGCAACTTCTTGTTTAGTTGCAATTACCAATACGTTAAAATCTTGATTAAATAACATCTTCCACAATGCAAATCCCGCAGTTAAGGTAGATATACCAGTTTGACGAGATTTTAGAATGATGTTATATCGATGGTCTTTGAATTGTGTTAGTGTATTTTCTTGAAATGGATATAAATGAAATGGTATTTTACCGCGGACAGGGTGTTGAATCATACAATACTTTTTCATAAAGTATATAGGGTCACCAGCACATCGTTGGTATTCTAATTTTATTATATCTTTTAAAGAAGTTCCTGCCATTATTGTTTTGTATTAAACGTAATGTTCACAATTATGTTCTTTTAAAATTTCAAATGCTTTATTACGGAACTCTTCTACTTTTTGTAACTCTGCTTTACCATTTGTAATAATTTCCATTATTTCAGCACGAGTATTTTCTACTGAATTTGGTAATTCCCATTTTTCCGTAGTTCCATCCTCATTAATATATTCATAATAAGGTTTCACATCATCGTGTGCCTGTTGGAGTTCTTCTAATTTTATTTTACCATCAATTATCATACGAGTGTATATTTTATAATCCTCATATTGTTCCCATACTCCGGCAACTCGTACTTTATGTTCTCTTTCCGCTAAACAATTGATACAATATCCAGTTTTTTTAATAACCTTCTTGTGATTACTATTAATCTTTATTGTAGTGCAATCTGGATTAGAGCATCTTTCCAATTCTGCTATATATTTTCTGATTTCATCAAATGCTTCAGAGTTTTTAGAAGTTTTCATTGTGAATCCTTCTTTTTTCTCATATCTATGATGTTCATCTTCCCAAACATCACCAACCTTTCGTTCTACGTTAGCGGTTTCCCCTCCAACTGTGGTGTTTTTAGCATATTCACCACCCGTCATAA